AGACCATTACAAACGAATCGCACTTAGGACAGGTAAGGTTTGTTTCCATACAATACTCTTCGTCTTCATGGTCGATGTCGTGGTCTGCTCCCCACACCAGTTCAGTGTTACAATGCCAGCACTGCATCACGCCGCACTCAAATCTACAACTTCACAAACTCCAGCCGTACAGGCCAGTTCCCGCGAACCACTAGTATTATCTTCTTTTTCGAACTCTGTCAACTTGTTCCAGTCAATGTGAACATGTTCGTACACCTGCTCCCACTCAAGATATTCATCAGGTCCAATGTCCTGATAAGGGGCTTGCTGGTACGTATGGTCGTCGTGAGGCAAGAACGATACACCTGATGCTACATCAAAGTTCTCGTACACCCACGCACCGACTTCCATCCACTCATGTTCCTTTACAGTCACAGTGATAGAAGGTTTGTGTTCGCACCAGTGAATAGCGTAAGTCTTCCACAACTCAAGCTGTTCGATAGCAGTCATTTGAGTTCGCGTAACCGCGCCCGTTGGAGACTTCATAGGAAAGCTAAACACGGTAACACTGTCGGGCTTCATCATATCCCGCTCATTATGTACGCCCTCGTTAATCAAGAACTGGGTTAGCGGGTCTTTGTTATCGCCGCGAACGGTTCTGATAAAGTGGTCGTTGTGTCGTGCATGTATCCCGCTTGCTGCGTCCACCAGTTGCGACACAGTACCCGACGGCTTTACACAAGTGATTGCAGTGCTCTGCGGGATTCCAAGCATGTTCGCAAACTTCAGATTCGTATCTACTGCCGTTTGCCGCATTTCTTCTAGCCAACGCTTGCTGTCTACATTTTTGGATAAAACGGGATGGTCCATGATACCAGTCAAGGACACGCCTAACAAACGCTCTTCCTCTGTGTTGTCTTTCCATATCTTCCTCAAGTATTTGAAGTCAGTCAAGGTAGACTGAAGGGTTCCAAGAATTGTAGCTACACGAACTTTACGCTTCAAATCGTCTAGCGAGTCCGCTTCACGAACAACAACTTCTGACAAGTTACAGAACTGATAACCTCGCAGGATAATCTCTGAACACGGGTTGGTTCCCCACATATGTCCTGTCTCACGTCTTCCGTTACGAGCCACCTGCTTGTCTGCAGCTTCACGGTTGAAGATACCCCGTTCACCAGATTTAGACTCAACTAGAGCCAGCCACTCACGCATAAAGGTTTCCATCTGGGGCTTTTCTTTATAGGAGACAGAGTTGTTAGCTAACGCTCTTTGACCTTCATGTTCCCACCAATGTCCTGATTTAGCATGACGCATTTGGTCATCATTAAGATTAGACAAACTAATCAAAGCAGAGCGACGAACGCCCCCTACAACAACTACCTCGCCTACCTTACACATAAGGTCGTGGCACTCAATAGGGTATAGCCTACGACCAGCAGCCTTCTTAAATATTTGAACAGAAAAGTTGAACAGGTCTATCAAAGGCTGTGGACCACTGGCTCTGCCGCCCATAACTTTCAAACGAGAGCCAGAGGGTCTGATTGATGACATGTCCCATTTAGGAACTTGCCCAGCGTACAGTAACGCTATCAGTTCGCGGAATGCTTTTGCCCACCCCGGCTTGCTATCAGCAACAGTTATAACGATGTCAGAATCCCCAAAATTGTCAGATACCACAGGAAGTCTATCAACATTCTCTCTCTCCACACTAAAGCCAACACCTGTTCCGCACATTAAAATATACATACATTCATCGAACGCACGGGGGCTATCAACAGGGATGTAGCTACAGTTATAGCCGCAGATATTGTCACGAGCAAGAGCCGGACCTGCTGTCATCATTGCTCTCATACTAGGCATAACTTGCAAACTTAGTATGGAATCCCGAATTTCGTTTAGTGTTTTGTCTTGCAACTTTACGTTGTGCTTCATCAAGACATGGTCTTGCATAAACCCAATGTAACGGTCAACCGTCTCATCCCAGTTCTCTCTACGCCCTTCTTCGTCTATCCAACGAGCGTACCGTGATTTGTGAATAAACTGCTGATATACAGTTGGTAGTAGATTGTTCATTGATTGTCTCCCTTTGTATTAATAAGCTTTTCTAAGTACCACTTAGCTTTCTCTAAATCTTCGACACCGTTCTTGTAACGATATCTCCACAGATATTTCAGTATGTTTCCCTGCAAGTAATATTCGAACCCGTCTTCTGTAGCAGCCTGTATAGCATCAATACATTCTACCCCCGCTTTATTATAATGTGGCGGAGAGTTTACCATGTCTACGTTTCCGTATGCTTCTTTTCCAGCCTGTTCAAGTTCTTTCATGTATGATTCGTGTCTCATTGTTTTGTTCCAAAGTCCACTTTAAGTACGTTTTTATCACGCTCTGTAATTCTATCTTTAGGTTCTAAGTCGATACCTTCTTCTTCCAACTCTTCTAGTATCTCTTCTTTCATACCATTAAAATGTATACGTGCCAACCCCGCCTGTAACAATCTTTCAAAATCATTTTCTAACAACTCTATCACCCCTTGCTGCGCTACAAATCCGGCGTCAACAAACTCATCATCTTCATCTTGAGGGGGGCGGGTTGTATCGTACGCTGTCATCCTAAAGTTATCATCATCTACTTTAGTTAGAATGATGTACCAGCGTTCAGGTAACAGACTAGCTATCTCAAAGTCACGTTCATCAGTCATTTTTAAACCACTCCTCTGGTATACCGCCTTCTGCCCAAGGAAAGCCATAGCGGTTCGCCCAGTCTGCGTAGGTGGTTTTGCTGCCCCGATATATTTTATTACGGGCACGTTGAAATACAAACCGTATGTCTAATTCAGGATGTTGCTGCTTGATTAGCTGCATCTTAACACGGTCACCTTTGTCTAGGTTACCTTTGGCTTCTATGTATATACCCTGTTCAGGCAGATAGAAGTCCGGCGTATAGGTTCGCGGCTTTGGTATATAGGTAAATTTTTCGTTTTCGTATTCGAACGCGATGTTCTTTTCGGAAAGAGACTTGGCTAACCCAATCTCAAAATGTGACCTGTACTTTGTGCCTCTCATAATCCTTGCAACGGAAACCCCGCCTTTACCCCTTCTAGCCTTTTCAACAGATACTGTTCTACTTTTGGTGATTGCTTTTTTAGCTGTTCTAGTTCTTGGGACAGTGCTAATGTCGGTAGACATACGGTGACTCCCTGCCGTAGATGATGGACAACGTTTTGGAACTCTTCTTCAATAAGCTTAATGTCTCGTGATTCGGTTCGCGAATCCAAAGTACCATCAGATGAAAAATTGTTACGTAAAGTAAGAGGTAGGCCGATGTCTAGATGACGAACCCGCACAGTAGAGCGACCACCCCCACGACGCTCGTGTGATTCAACGAACACACAACGCAACTCTGGATTGAGTTCGAACAGTTCGTGGGGGTACTCTCTTGTGTAAAGCACAGGCATCTTAGGCTACATCTTTCTTAACCAACTTAGTGTACCATACATGTGGCTTGAACTTAGCCTTGGATGTAGCCTTGGGTGCATACACAGCGTTCTTCCAACACATCTCTTTGAACGAACAGAACGAACAAGTTTTGGGCATGAGACGATTACCTGTCTCTACCTTTTGCTTGTCAATGGTGACGTACTCAGGCTCCGACTGAAATGGCACCTTGAATGGTGCATCCTCTGTGATAGCCTTGACCCGCTTGTTCGCATCTTCTAGATATGCTTTGCGGTCTTCGCTCTGTTCCTCTGGTGCCTCAACAAAGTCCCATTCACCAGTTGATTTGTTAATTACAATCCAACCACCGAACCGTTTCTTTTCAGATTCACCATAGAGATGTCCCTGCATAACATAACCAAAAGGGTCATCCTCTTTGATTACATCATAACCGCCCCGTCCAGAAAACTTGTTTTCGAACGACCACGGGCTGGCTGTCTTGATATCCCAGACCTCTTCCTCTCCATCTATGTCAAGGATTACGTCCAGTGTACCGTTGACTGTTTGCCCAGCGAGTTCAAGGGAACACTTCCGCTGTTCGTCAACTACCTTTATACCTGAAGCTTTCATTACAAGGATAGCGAACGCTTCTAGCAAGTCACCAGTTGCAAACCGCACGATATCATTGTAGGCAACGTCTTGGGTGTGGCCTTGCTTCTCTAGCTGCTGCTGACAAAGCGGACGACCCACCCCCGACATCCTGATACGATAATCACCACGGTCTGAAAATTGTTTACGCATAGCTGCCTTACAATCTTCACCGAACTGCTCTATCAAAGGTTCAAGGCGGGAAGAGTCTATCTCCCCCCGCCCTGCTCTCTGAAGGAAATTTTGTACTTCAATGAGAGGTAACATCATCAACCAGCCAGACGAGCCGACAAGTCAATGTCATCAGTAGACGCAGTTGCCTTCTGTGCTGATTTGTACTCATTGAAGACAGTTTCGTTGTGGCCTTTCACAGTGTCCTTAAACTGTTCGTAAAGAGCCTCATCGTCTTTGCTGAACTGAACTTCTTTAACAAGAGCCAGTGTAGGTGTCCAGTAGACAACACCACCATTCTTCTGCTTTTCTGTACCCAGTTCAATTACCACGTTGTGCATCAGCTTCTTCTTAGCTGTAAGCGTCTTCTGAATGAAATCGCTAACAGGGCGGAAGCCTGACCGCTTAAAGTAAGCCACGAACGGCATAGCTTCAATTGGAGCGGCTGTACCATCTGCAAGAGTAGCTTCAGGAGAATCAATGATACCATAGATTACCTGATTACAGTTCACAGAGCGGCTTAACAGAGTCCGTGGGTCGTCTGCACCAAAGGCTTCTTCCTCTTGCTTTGAGAGGCGTCCACACTTGTTACCACCAGCCGTGTCAGGGAAATCACCTGCCAGCTTGGTTTTCTGCACAGACTTGCAAGAGAACCGACCTTCTTCTTG